TATCTTTAGGAACTCGCTTCTTCTTCCGTTTCGCCAACAGTTACTCCTTCTACATTTGTGGTTTGAAACTGACCTCTAACTGCTCTTGCGTTGTCAATTTCTTCATTAATAGTTTTGATCTTATCGTTATCATCTATAACTGTATCTGCTATTTGTTTATCTATTTCTTTGTTAAATGTTTCTGATTTTACACCACTTGCTTTAGCCATTTGTAAGTATTGCATATCATTAGCCCAATCTCTTATATCAAAAGTATCTGGGTAATTTATAGAACCATCAAACTCTTTATCTAACCATCTAGCAAACAATGACCAGATATGTTCTTCTGCATTTTCTAAGTAATCTGCTTTCTCTGATAATCTTGCATTAAGTAATTGAAACTCTGTCTGTAATGCTATTCCACTAGCTATCTGTCCACCAGTAGCCCTTACTGAACCCATGTGGGTTATTCTATCAATAGCATCTACTTTGTTTTGTATACACTTCATTATACCATCTAGGTTTTGTCCACTAGGTTGAATGATATAAGGTTTTAAAGCAGAATCTAAATCTTCTGGTATTTCTATAATAGAACCAGCCCCAGCACTAGCTTCTACATTAGGGGTTTTAACTAAACTGGGGTGGTTTGCTAATCGTATCAACTGTTCTTTTTCTGAGTAATCGTTGTAGATAGATTGTTGTAAGTAAGCAACATCTGATAAATCACTTATACCTATGGGTCTTTTATTCCCTCTTAGGTTGTAAACATTAACTGCTGGAATAACTCCTATTGGGTTAGGTATTTCTTCTATTAGTTTTGATTCACCCTCTGCATATTCTTGTTCATATTCTTCAACCTCATAAGTGCTTATCGTTTCTTCAGTAAATACTTTTAATATTGCTCTCTCTGAATTTATATCTTCTACAATAACTAAATAATCTAAATAAAACCTTCCACTACTTGCCCTTTTATAACTCCAATTAACAATATTCTCTGGTGTATATATTGAAACATATGGTCTAATATCTTGAGCCAGTTCCTCTGCTCTGGTCTTTGCATTGCTTTGAGGTTTATCTACAACAACCCAACAGTTACCATAGATACTTGCGTTCATCTGCACCTCTCTCATAATAGTATTGAAGCTTCTGCCATCAAGGTCTGCATCTTTTATAAATGACTGTAGTTGTATATCACCATCTAAACTTCCGTAATCCCTAGTCGGTGAAACTCTCCATAAAAAGCTGGTGTATATTTGCACAACATTTTTACAATGGTTGTCTAATGGGGTATGTCTTATTCTTGCATCATACTCCTCTGGTGATTCCAATATATATCTATGTAAATAATATCCGTTTTTGTAATCATTGCCACCTAAATAACTGCGAATATAAAACTCCCAGTTCTCTATGTTAGCTGTCCATAAATGATGTTTCTCTTGTAATTCTTCTCTGTTCATTAACTCCACCTCTTTTGGTCAGTTGGTTTAAAGTTTCTCCTTATAGGATAATTATACTCTATCAAATACCCTAATGCGTCATTCATGTGATCATATCCACTATCTTTATCTGGCACATGAGTACCCTCTTTATAAATTTGTCGCTCTATACTCTTTATCACATTTTTACAAGTATGCAAAATAAATAAACTACTTTTACCAGCAACATTTTTTAGCTTAGAGTTTACTGCGTTTATTCTATCTCTTACCAATGGTGCTGTATTTCTACATTTAACATCAAAGCCAAAGTTTTTTAATATAGATAAATCTGTTTGTCCTCCAGCAGATGTTTTCCTTTGTCTAGCACTAGGGTCAGGGTAAACAACAATATTTTTATTCTTATACCTTGTTTTTATTTCTTCACACATTTCATTCGTATTAGAGGAATATATTTGTATCTCATCTATTACCATAACTTTATCATTCTCTATTATTGATACAACTGCACACATGGGGTCTACGTTAAAGTCTAATCCTATATGCAAAAATAAACTATTATCTTTGTATCTTTCTATTATATTTTTTTCTCTATTAAAGTTATAGTATATCATTCCTGAGTAATTTACAAAGGTTGCTTCATATTCTTGCTGAAATGTTCTTAAATCTAAATCTTGCTTTGCTTGTTCTATTTCATCTTCACTTACTTGCTGACCTTCTAATGTTGTGTATTTGAAACTCTCCCAGTCTTTGTTTGTTTCTCCCATCTTAAATAACTCATAACTCCAGTTACCAAACCCCCTCGGTGAGCCACAGAAGAAAGCAGAGCCTTCAGTATCAGATAATGTTGGTCTTAATACTTCATACCAAACTGTTTTGTTTATGTCTGAGAACTCATCACATACTAAAAAATCTAAACCAACTCCTCTTAAAGAGTTTTCATTATCGCTTCCTCTTAATGTTATCTGTGTGTTGTTTCTTAGTGTAATAGTTAGATCGCTATGGTTGATTGATTTAACCCACTTATGTTCTATCATCTTTTCTTTTAATACACTCCAGCATATTGCTTTAGCTTGTCTATAACTTGGAGCAACATACCAAACTCTTTTATTAGGTTGACTTGAAAATTTAGCTATCTCATTTATTGCTAAATAAGTTTTTCCAAATCTTCTTCCAGTAATTAAAACTCTAAATCTAGCTTTTGAACTTATAACTTTTTTCTGGGGTTCAGTTAGTGGCATTAATCATTTGTCCAAACCAAAGGTTCTTCTATTTGGTTCTCCTCTAACCTATCTTGTTGTCCAAGCATATTTTTTCCTAGAAAGATTTGCATTGTTACATTTCCACGTTCTGCTGACTTCCATTGTAACTGTCTTAAACGTATTCGTTGGTTAGCCCTCCCTTTTGTCAGAAATTCCGAATAACTCTTTTCTAATAGATCAGGACTACAACCAAAGAAATCACCCATCTCTGTATTTGTACACCCTAAAGATGCAAGTTTTTCTATTTGGTTTGTATCTATATTATATTTTTTAGGTCTTGCCATTATATTCCTTTAATTGGTATTTTTACTATTGGATTAATGTCATATCCTTTGCTAGCTTTATCTTCTTGCACTATTTGTTTACCCCATTTTCTTTGAAATGCTATTAGTTGTTTTTTTTCTGTTTCTAAAGTTCTATAGTCTGCACAACCTCCAACATTTGTATGTTGTTTTACATAATAATGATAAGCATTAAATCTTAATGTTTTTCTATATTTATTTAAAACTTGTAAAGATAAATCATAATCTTCTTTTAAAGGTAAATTTTCTGAATATCTTAAATCTAAATTATTAAAAGCTTGAAAAGGTCCAAGTATAGCATTTGTAAAACTAAAAGGGGTATATTCTCTATAAGCACCTTTATCAGGAAGTAAATTTAATCCCCAATACTTTATTCCTAACTCATCACAAATATTAAAAGCATTTTCACAAAATTCTAAAACTTCATCTGCATTTAATTTTTTTACTTTTTGATTTTGCCATCTTCCAATGCTACTCATATCATCATCTAACATAACTATTTTTTTTGATTTACTATTATCTAAAATATAATTTCTTATTTTACTAACTGAACCTTGTGCTTTATTTGGAACTACCCAAATATCTTTTTTATTTTTTTTATAATCCTCTGCTTCAAACTCAGCTACAACATATTTGCAATAAGGTAAATAATCTTGAGTTATTGATGTGTCTGCTCTCTTATAAGATGGTGAATAGAATTGTATTTTTTTCATTATGTAAACTTATTAAGATTAGTTAAATATTTTCCCCCATTTACTACTCTGCCTATACCTTTGCTCCATGGTTTTCCATTTGATCTTTTAGAAGAAACTGTTTTTAAATTAAAATGTGTTTGTGCTGAAAGCCAATCTATATCATTATCAAAATATAAAATTATATAATTATGTTGTTCTCCTACTTCCTCAGAAAACTCTATTTCTGGCTCTTCTTCTTTTTCTTTTTTTTCTAAAAGTTTATCTAATTCACTATCGTCAAATCCAGTATTATTAAGTAAACCATTTAAATCTGATAATTCATTTTTTAATAAATCAATATCCCAATTACCTTCTTCATTTAATCTATTATCAGCTATTCTATATGCTTTTGCTTGACTTTTTGATAAGTTTGCTATAGCTATTGGCACTTTTTTTAAACCTAATTTTTTTGATGCTAATAATCTTGTATGCCCTACTATAACAACCATATTTTTATCTACAACTATTGGCTGTTGGAACCCATATTCATGTATTGAACTGGCTACTTTATCTACTGCTTGATCTTTTCTTGGATTGTTGTGATACGGAATTAATTTATCTATATCTATTGTTTCTACTTTCATGCCTAATTTTCCCATTTAGTTTGGTAATATAAACCTAGCACAATATAATTATTATTCAAATAAGAAAGTGCCTTTAGGCACTCTCCTTTTCTTTTTTTTCTTCTTTATTTAACTTCTTAATAAAGCTATCTGTTTTTTCATAATCATATACACCATTTTCATTAGTCCATGATGCGTCTTGTATATTGTTTTCCCAATGAGTAATAATCTCTTTTAATACTAATGCTTCTTGTTTTGTTATTTTTACTGTGTACATATTTTCCTCGTTTTTATTTATTATTATTGTTTTCATATTTATTATAATAATGAAAAATGTAATAAAATCAAGTACTTAGGTAAATTTCTTTTTCTATTTCTTTATCTATAATAAAGTCTATGTATTGTTTAGCTTTCTTTAGGTCTTCTATTCCCCCTTTATATCTCCATCTGGTAATATATTTGATTACATTTCCTTCACAATAAGATAAATTATTCTTTGTAATATAATCTATTGGTTCTATACCACCTTTATTGTAATGATCTGGTTTTTTTATGTTATCCATCATTTACCCTAAATATATCTTGATATATAAGATTAATTATTTTCTCGTATTCTTTTTGTTCATATTTATCTATATCTATTTCTGATACTAGCTTTTTAAACAATTCTATTTTTTTTACATTTTCCATATTGTTTTATCCTCTATAGTTTTCATTAAACAGTTAGAGCAAACGTATTTATTTGCATTATCTACTTTAATTATTGGGTTGCCAGCACACTTACTACAAAACATATATTTACCTGTTGAAAATTTAGTTATTTTCTTTTTAGTTTTCTTATTTTTTTTTTGTTTTTTAGACATACTGTAAAATGTTAAATCTTCTTTATTTCTATCATTTTTAAATCTATCTGCCATATATACCTCTTTTATTTATAACCTATTACCCATGTTTAAATACTTAATTGCTTCATCTCTAGTAAACTCACCTTCTTTGATTGCTCTTTGAACATCTGGAAAGTGTTGATTAGCAAAACTTGTAACGAATGAACTTTGTTCTTTATCTTCTATAGCTTGTTTTAAAACCTTTAGCCTTAGAGGATATACTTCAGTAGTATTGCTTTGTTTAGCTACCTCATCTTCATACTTTTTAGCTGATAACCAGAAAGCTGGTTGCTTGGCAAACTTCTTATCTTCCACCGTATTGTAATAATTATTATACATTTCTGCTAATTTTACTGGTTTATCTATCCATTCTTGATCTAAAAGCCTAAAATTCTTTTCTGCTATACCCTTACTTACTTTATTAGAAACTAAATTCCAAAATAAGGGAAAATTATCCTTTTTCTTGGTTTTAGGTTTAATGGTAGGGGTAGTGGTAGGGGTAGGGGGGTTATGGCTAGGTTTTTTTGGTCTACCACCAAGCCTTCCATTTATCTTAGATGCTTCTATTCTTTTAGTAATAAACAAATATTCTTGCAGTTGTCTTTCATTCTGGTAATGATCTTGAACCTCTACAAAAAATTGTTTTAATACTGTTTCACAAGCTTTTTTTTCTTCTTCTGTAATACAGTTTGCTATTCTGTAATATATGCTGTTATCTTTTGGTATACCCTTACATTTTTTGTTCCAATTCCAACATAATAATCGTATGTAAACGCCAACCTCAATAGCAGAATTACTCATTGTTCCTGCAATAAAATCGTCAGTAAATAAATACCATGCTTTAAGTTTTTCTTGGGGTTTGCTACTTTTATCTATAAACATTCTTTTCTCCTCGTTATTGTATTAATAAAACCTAAAATTTATATTTGGTAAAGGGGTAATTAATACCCCCAAACCTCAACTCTAGCTTTGTGTACTGCTTCCTCTCTCCATATCCAGTCGTCAGGGTTAGGAATCAGCAAGTTTTTAACATCATCTAATGTATCTACCTTTTGCAAAAACGAACCCATTACCTTGACAATATGATTACAAATTTTCATGGGTTTGCTGTAATCATCTACACTAAACTCATAAAATTCAGTACCAGATTTTTTGCATACTAAATACCATAGTTTTTGATTAGCATTAGTTCCTTTATTATAGATGGCTTGTTGCATAGCATGAGCATAAGATATGCCCTGGGGCTTTCTTAAAGTAGTTTTTAAATCAATATAAAATTCTTCTTTTGTGGTTTTATCCTCAAATTGAAAATCGGTATATCCTACTAAGGGTATTCCTTCTATATCCATTTCTACTTTGTTTTGATAACCTATCATATTTAATTTAAAGGCATATTGTCTTAATCTTTCAACACCTTCATTAAATAATGGCACTAAGTTTTCTCTTTCTTCTGATACTTTTTTATTTAACAATCTACAGTTCTCATCATATTCTGTAATCATATTGATAATTGCCGTTTCGGTATCGTGTCCTTTTAAAAACATATACAACCCAGTTTCTACAGCATTTCCACGTACCATAGCTGAACTTGACTCAAACTCATAACCGAATATTCTCCTTAAAGCCCACCTTTCTCTGTTAAATGCAAACTCAGTAAGCTGGCTAAATGATAATGGTAAAATACTTTTCTTATTATCATTGTCAAACTTTTTAAAATGCTCTATCATATTAGCCCCACAAATTGAATAGCTATGCCAAATATAATAACTCCTATAAAGAATTTTATATAATCATTCATTGCTATCTCCTTCTAAAGAATACTCAGCAAACGTCTTGCCTTTTTTAGTAATATTCTTTGTGGTTATATTATGCCCTTCTTTTCTTAGATTATAAATTCTTGCACTTAGACGAAAGCAATCGAATCTATGTAAGGCTTCTAGTGGTGTTATAGATTTTCCCTCTTTTAGGTAATCTAATATTCTTTGGTTTTGTGTTTCACTCATAACATACTCCTTTCTATAAATGTTTTAAAAGTGATCTTTCATTAACAACTTTTGTTCTCAAGTCCTCTCTGAAAGTTTTAAAGGTTTCGTATCTAATTTTAGATCGATTCCTCTGCTTAAGAACATCAGCATATCTAATGTTGAAATCCTTAATTCTTGTATCAGAGAAAATATGGGCATTTAACTCTGATGTATTCTTATACTTAATGTTTTGAGAATAGTGAAGTGTTAATTCTGATATGATTAACTTTTCTTCTTTTTTCATTAAGTCTAAAGCTGTGTCGTTATCACTATATTCTAAACCCAGTTTTTCTTGCTGGTGTGATAATACGTTAGGGTCGAATTGTATAGCATATATATCTGTCATTATTTTATCCTCAATACTTTATGAACAAACCATTTAATTGCTCTTTTAATTCTATCTATGAAGTAGACGTTAATTATATGCTTCATAATCCTTACAAATATTAGTATTGGTGATGTTAAAACATCTGCAAGTAATATAAAAGCATCTACTAAAAGATCGATAACATTGTCAGTGGTACATAACCTTTTCCACTTTTGTTTTATTCTAGTTCTAAAAGACATACTACTTAGTAACTCCCTCGAAACACTGCTTGCAGTAGTATTTAAATTTCTCATAAAACATAGCCTTGTTAGTGCAGAATGAACAGTTCTTAAGCATAATTAATTTCTTCCAATGTTGTGATGTTCCGTCTTTTTGAATTGGTTTTTTTCTAGCCATTTTTTTGCTTTAACTCTTTTGTATAATAATCGTTTTCTTCTACTGTTCTTACAATAAAACCTTTATATAATAAACTCCATATTCTTCCTTCTACTTCATGTTTATTTGGTCTTTTATCAAATTCCATCTGATAATTAATTACATATTTATTTTTCTTTTCACTCATAAACTGACTCTTTAATAAAAATTTTTTGTTTTAATATTTCTTTAAATTCTTCATTAACTGCTTTGTTTTTATGTGCAAGGGTATGGCATGATCTACATAAAGCAATTAAGTTATCAATTTTATTTAATCTGTTGTTTTTTACACCACCCATGCCCTTAGATATTAAATGGTGTATATCAACTGCCACTGCTTGATTACAACCCCAGCAGATGGGAATATCGCTTTCACAATACCCCCAGTATCTACCAAACAATTTTTTGTAATCCTTCATTAACCAAAATGTTTGTTAAAAGATTCAACTGCTTTCTGGGTAATAATATCTATTTTTTCTTCTGAGAAATTACCCCCACCCATTGCTCTGCCAACTACACCAGTAACAAAGATTAACTTATCTTTATTAGTATCAGGTTTTCTTGATGGTGCTTGTTGAGGGCTACTTGCTGGAACTTGTTGCCCATCTTCTGTCAATACCACTAACTTTTCTACATTAACATATGGGTTACCATTTGAAGAAGTCTTCTGGTTAATAACATCATATCCTATTTTAGCACCTGATGAGGGCATAGGATTTAATAGTTCTCTACAATAAAGTCTTTTACCATCTACTAAATCTATTGCAAAGTTACTTATAAATACCCCCTTGTCGTTAGTTGCACTATTGTCGTAAATCTTATCTATTATTCCTTCTACTTTCATAATTATCTCCTTTTATTATTATTTATTAATTACGTTGTAGCCCCTACCCTCAAGACAATTATTTACATAATCTGATCTTGTTTGTAACTTGGGTGAAAGCCATAACACCTTAAATCTTAAACTATTATACACTATTTTCCCAGCATCTAATAAAACATTTGTTTCATCTTTAACCAGTTGCTTACAAGTAAAATAGTCATCATGGTATCTGTTCATATCAGCTTCGATATTAGCAGATGATTTACCTCTACTGTCTACTATTGGTTTAGTGCTACAACCTGACAAACAGATTAATAGTAGACCTAGAAAGCAAATTAGTAATATTTTGAAACGCAAGTTTGTATTCCAAAATGTATATTTTTTTGGAGTAGCTTTTAAAATATGTCTTTTAATATTTTTGTTCATAATACTCTCCTATATTTCTTTGTTAATAATTTCATGTAGTAAAGTTATTTGTCCATAAAGATATAAACCATATTGAGTTTTGCATTGCGTTATATCAGCTTTATTTTCAAAATCTTTACCTTCATGCTTTTTAAAATGTTTTAACAAAACTGGTAATCTCCAATTTATCAACTTATAGGTCAAAGTATATTTTGGTAATGTAGAAACCATTATATAATCCCCTTAATTGTTTTAATTAAATTCA